GACACCCTGGGCTAAATTTAATGATGCTACTACTAATGGTATTGAGTGGAACACACTTAATGTAATTGGTGGTAGACCAGGTGCTGGTAAAACTCTGATTAAAGACCAGATTATCCGGGAAGCATTTTCTCTTAACCCAGATACACAGTTTAGAGTACTAGAGTTCAGCTTTGAGATGATTATGCAGACTTCATGTCTGCGTGATTTTAGTGCAAGTTTAGGTAAGACTTATAAGTATCTGTGTAGTGCAGAGAACAATAAACTTACCAATGAAGAGTTAGCTCAATGTTATGAGTTAGCAAAACAGAAGGTGCACTATCCTATTGACACAGTTGAACAACCCTGTACTGTAAATGAGATGCGTGATATAGTAGATAAATACATCAATGAATATCAGACAAAGACAATTATTACATTGGACCACAGTATCCTATTAAAGAAAGCCCCATACCATAGAGACAAATACGAGATGTTATATGAGTTTGGTGAGATGCTTACTGAGATAAAAAGAGTGTACCCAATTACTATGATTGTTCTTAGTCAGTTAAATAGAAGTGTAGAATCACCGGAAAGAAATGAAGATGGTAAGTATGGTAACTACATACTTGACTCTGATATCTTTGGTGGTGATGCTCTATTACAGCACGCTGACTTAGTAGTAGGTCTTAACAGGCCAGCAAAACAAAAAATTAAATACTATGGACCTGATAGATATATCATTGAAGATGATAAGACTTTGGTTATGCACTTTCTTAAAGCAAGAAATGGTGATAACCGGATGTCATTCTTTAAGGCCCAATTTGAAAAGATGAGTGTAACAGAAATGGAGACACCAGCAACACAAGAAAGAAGAATTAAAACCGTATGATAAGCACAAAATCAACACAGAAACTTAGTACGGAAGAAAGAAAGAAGAGGATACAAGACTTGTATGAACACCAAATGGAAAAATTCATGCAGGAAAATGTATCTGAACCTTTATTTATTCCAAAGATGGCCTACAAACCGGCCACAAAAGATGAGAAGCACATTACATTCTTTGCCTCTGAGTTAGAGAGAGCAGAGTATTATGAGGTGCCTAAGAATGTATACACTGAATTTATTAGCAGTGAGTACATTCCTGAAGATCCCAAGCGTACATTGTACAAGTGGGTATTTAATCCACACTGGAGAACAGAGTATGATATTATTGAAGCTACAGAAAGTATTCAAGAGAGATACATGATCCCTGTTGCGGAACTTAGAATTGTGCAGCAACCTGTTGCACAAAAAGAAATTAAATTGCCACAATTGGATCTAGGTCCTACAGATGAGCCTTTTAATATGCTTACAATTAGAGATCTTGCTGCTATCATGCTGAAGAAGCCAGTTAGTAACAAGCAATGGTTAAATGAAATTATAAAATCAAAGTAATATGGCATCAAGCATCTTAGTTATCGCAGAGAGTGGTGCAGGTAAAAGCACAAGTATTGCAAACCTGGACCCACAAGAAACATTTATTATTAACGTTGCAAACAAACCACTTCCTTTTAAAGGATGGAAGTCTAAGTACAAAATCTGGAGTAGGGAAGATCCTACAGGTAACATGTACACAAGAGCAGCTTCTAAAGAAATTGAGGCCTGTCTTAAATATGTTAGTGAGAAGAGACCTGAGATCAAGAATATTGTCATTGATGATTTTCAATACATGTCAGCATTTGAGTATTTTGATAGAGCTGAAGAGAAAGGTTTTGATAAGTTTACTAGTATTGCTAAGAGTATTGCAACTATTGCAAAGCTCCCAACTACATTACGTGAAGATTTGTACATTTTCTTCTTAACCCATGCAGAAGAGTCTCAAGACTTAGAAGGTAGAAGAAAGTTTAAGGCCAAGACTATTGGAAAATTAGTAGATAACAGTTTAACTTTGGAGGGACTATACTCTATAGTTTTATTTGGTAAAGTAAAGAAAGATAAGGATGGTGGTATGCGCTACATATTTGAGACCCAGAATAATGGTGAGAATACATGCAAGTCACCAGCCGGTATGTTTGAGTCCTTTGAGATTCCCAATGATTTAGAATTTGTAAAACAAGCAATAATTAACTACGAAAATTAATAACCATGATTAGCACTAAAGACGTGCAAGCTACAAGTAGCTCGCCAAAGAAAACCCTGAGCCCCGGTGAACACACCGTGAAAATTAACTCTATTGCATTAGAGAGTGTAAGTTACAAAGCAGGTGCATACCACCTGATTCTTAATGTAGAAGGTCCTGACATGGGATCAGAATTTGAAGGATTCTTAGTAGACAAAGACAAGCCTACTGGTCCCCGTTACAAGGGTCAGATTGGTAAAGTTAAGTTTGGCTTTTATCCTTTCTCTGATGGTGAAACCAAAACTGGTATCAAAATCAGTAGAGATTTGAGTATTTTACGTGCAGTGCAGCAATTATGTATTGCCGGAAATAAACTTGAGTGGTTTGAAGAAGCAGATGGTAAGTTTGCCACCATTGAAGATTTTGTTAAAGCAGCCGGTACAATCATTTCTGATGATACCTTATTTAACATGTGTATCAATGGTAAAGAGTATGAGAAGAATGGTTATATCAACTATGATTTATTCTTACCAAAGTCTAGCAAAGAGGCCTATGCTGTAGAGTCTGCAGCTGCAAGCCCAAGTAAATTAATCTCTTACAATCCTGAGTTACATATCAAGAAAGCTAAGGTAGAAACAGTAGCATCATTTGGTGATACTAATCCTTTTACCTCTGATTCTGGTACATCTACAGGATTTGAGTTTTAAGTTTTAAAGTTTATTATATAAAAGGGGGATTATATGGTCCCCCTTTTTTATTATTGCAGTTATGATTAGCACAAAGATTCTAATTCCGGATATAAAGTCAGTACCTATTACATGGGTATTTGAGCATTATTGTAGATTAGATCAGAAGTTAACTGGTCAAGATATTAAGATAAAGTCCGTCTTTAATCCTAGTGAAAGAACTCCTAGTATGTGTATTTACTTTAAACAAGATAAAGAAAAATATTACTACAAAGATTTCTCAACGGATAATGGCGGTGATTGTATTGACTTAGTACAGAAGATGCTTGGTATAGATACCCGGTTAAATACTATGCACAAGCTTGTAAGAGATTACAATGAGTTTGTATTGCATAATAACGGTGGTTATGACTTACAAGTGTTTAAACAGTACAATAAATACAAGATTGATAGATATGAAGTTAGGCAATGGAATACACTAGATAAAGGTTACTGGGGTAAATATGGTATAGGTTCTAAAATGCTAGAACACTACAACATAAAACCTCTAAGTAGTTACAGCATGTTCAAAGAAGAGGATGGTATATATAAAGTCTTAAATATTGAAGGCTCTAATATATATGGTTACTTTAAGAAAGATGGTACACTAGTTAAAATCTATCAGCCTAAAGTTCAGAAGAAGAAATTCTTAAAAGTAAAAGATTATGTACAAGGTAGTGAGCAACTATTCGGTAATGATTTATTAGTGATTGTATCCTCTCTCAAAGATGGTATGTGTTTAAAGAAGATGTATCCCCATATAGATTTTCTGGCACCAGATTCTGAGAATACAATGATTAAGAAAGAATATCTAAACATCGTTAGTGGTAATTATAAAAGTTGCTATATACTATTTGATAATGATGATGCCGGTAATAGAGCTACAATAAAGTATTGTAATCAATTTCTTTATTTAAAACCTTTATATTTGCCTTTCTCTAAAGACATCTCTGATTCTGTAAAGGATCATGGATATCAAAAGATAAAGGAATATTTAGATAATTACTATGACAACATTTATCATACCGGGTAACACACCATCTAGTAAGAATGGTAGAGTATGGACAGGCAGATACAGTATAGCAAGTGCAGCAACAAGAAAGTGGAAACTTGCAACTGATGAACACTGGAAATCACAAGCTAAACAGTTTAGAAAAGAATCTAAAGATCTTGGTAAACCATTGTATATAGAGTTTAAGTTCTATAGAAAGAGCAGACATAAGTTTGACTTGATTAACATAGCACAAGCTGTACAAGATGCAATGGTAAACTATGATTGGATAGATGATGATAACGCTGATGAACTAGTGCCAGTATTTGCTACTTATGAGTATGATAATAAAAACCCAAGAGTTGAAATTAAAATCCTAAAGAAATGGAAGTAAAAAAGAAGATTAAGGTAATGTACGCTTTTAGTCAAGCTGCAGCTCTTTATGTAGACATTCATGGTTGGGATGCATTATTTAGTAATAAACATGAATCAATGCAGGAAGACTATGATTATGGTATTAAAGAATTTGATACCAAGAAAGAAGCAGAAGCCTATGTTAGTGGTGTAAATGATGCAAATGGTTGGACAGACCCTGTAGCAGAGATTGTGTGAAAGAATCAGATTTAAAAGAAATTAGAAAGGCTTATATATTAGCTAAAGCACTTAATGTGCAGTATCAGTTTATTAGAGAACTTGTAAATCCAGAACTTAAAAAATCTGTAAACGAGGCAAAAGCTAAGAACTCTTATGTGATCAAGATTGTAAATGATTATTTCTCTAAGAGAAATGTTACAGGCTCATTTATAGATCAGGAAGAAGAATTAGCATTTCAGTTTTTAGAGGAACTGGATAAGATTACAAAACTTTAAACCCAAACTTACTATGAGAAAAGACGAAGAACTGGCATTAGCCGGGAAAGAACTTATGCTTGAACAACCCTTCTATGGTATGTTCTTGATAGGTCTTAACAAAGAATGGAATAACAGAATTCCAACTGCTGGTGTAAGCAAACACAACATTAATTATAAGCTTGTGATTAACTCAGATTTCTGGGCTAATCTACCACATGACCACAAGAAAGGTCTATTGTGGCATGAGCTTTTACATATTGTGTTTGATCACCTTAACTTACGGGATGAGTTTGCAGACAAGAAGTTGTTTAACATAGCTGCTGACTGTGAGCTTAATCAGTATATCACTCCAAGCTGTCTTCCAGATGGTGCTATCTTACCTAGTTCATTTCCTAACTTGAGACTTGATTACAAAGCAGGTACTAGATACTATTATGATATGCTACAAAAGAATCAAGATGATGAAGATGTACAAAACATGATGGGTAATGGTGATGATATGCATCCTACATGGGAAGAGTTTGATAACCTAAGTGATTCTGAAAAGAAATTACTTAAGTCTCAAGCTGAGTATCAACTTAGAGAGGCAGCAGAAGAGTGTCTAAAAGCTAGAGGTCATTTACCTGGAGAGATCAGTGAGATTTATAAAAGAATCACTGCAGTTACTCCAAGTAAATTTAACTGGAAAGCTTATCTGAGAAGATTTGCTGGTAACTCTTACATTGTTGAGACTAAGTTATCTAGAAAGAAGATTAACAAAAGATATCCGGATGCTCCCGGAATGAAATTTAAACCCAAGAAACATATCTTGGTTGCAATAGATACATCTGGTAGTGTGAGCAATGATGAACTTATAGAGTTCTTCAATGAAATTAAACACATGCATAAAACCGGAACAGAGATTACAGTATTACA